ATTCTCCCCATTTTTGATTACGTCATCGAACGCCTCCCCAAATTCGGCCTTTGTAGGTCTTCCGCCGTATTCTTCGTATAACTGGCGATAGAGCGTACCATTATACGATACAGTGTTTCTACCATCTATCTGTCCTGCTCCATCCCTGTGGTAAAATGTTTCCGTACCTTGGTTGCTGTTTTTTAGGGCTTCCCACATTCTCTCTTTTTGTTCTTCCAAGTAATCATCTAAAGTAGCACGACCTTCCATAACATCTTCTGCTCTTCTCAGGCTATAGTCTTGGTCGTAAGTAGGATTCTCTTTCCATTCTTTTCCCGTCTTCTTTTTGACTGGTTCTATCACTTCTTCAGTCACAGTCGTAACTGTCTCTGCCGTTTCTTGTGGCCTAATCGCTTGCTGAGCGATATTGGCTTCTTCTGGGGTGGTATTCTTAAGCACTGTTTCATTGCCATCGACATCTACAGTAGAGACTTTTTCTCCGTCTACTTTAATTTCTTGGCCTTTACTGGCAGCTCTCGCAACATCATCGGCATCAGCAAACTTACCGATGACTAACTCTTCATCTAAATCAGCTGCCTTCGCAATTTGCTTCGCCAAGCGAGCCCGATTAACTGCGCTTAGGCCAGCTCTTAGAGCGTTGAATCCAGCCATAAAAATTAGGTTATTCCTGAAATTCTCTGACATCTGTTGGGGGTCAAGTAAAGCAGTATTGTCTTCAATGTTATAAGTTAATACATTATCGACAGATGTCTGTAAGATGTCTTCTGGAATAGTGCCAATAAGGTTAGCCGTGAACTGCATAGCATTTCTACCGAGCCTAGATGTCGGAGCAATCCCATTCTGTGCTAATTTTCTAACGATATGTGCTCCGATTTTGTCTGAAACGGCATTCATAGCAAAACCACCAGCTTTAGTTCCCCTAATTAACCTAGGGTCAGCTAAGGATTTTGCAGAAACACCTCCAGTAAGCCCTTGTACGACTGCATTTTCCCATAAATACCTACCGATTGTACCGGCTAAGTTCCCCCACCATTGTTCAGAGCCAGACCAATCGGCTGTACTAGCTAGTTCTCTTTCTCCTTCTTCTGTCCAGTCTTGATAACCTTGCCAAGTGTCGTAATTATTTCTAGCAGTACGATACTTCTCAAACGAATTGTCGGACAAAATCTTGTCTATAGCATCTCTTGACTTTTCCTTATCGTCTGAGGTGGCATTGTTCAGGTCCTCAGTGCTGATTTGGCGAGCTGCTTTTCTCTCTGCCCTTTCATAGTCTTGTTGGTTAGTGTCCCAGGCGAAAGTATTAGTCCTACTACCGCGGTAATCTTTCATCGCCTCGGCAGTATCAGCCCCTCTCTCTAGTTCTCCTTCTCTGGAAACACCAAGTATTGCGATAAATGCCTTATCGTCATCCGATAGCTCGTCCCAAGACTTGCCCTTGATGGATTCTTTCTTAGCATTGAATTCGTCTTCAGTGTTGACATTGAATTTACGCATAGACTCAACTGGTATCTTCTTGTTGTTTACTATGCCATCAAGCCTTTTTGTGTCGTTGTCTTCAGCTAACAGTCTAAACGTATCTTCTGGGAACTTCCCCATTTGGTTCACAAGGGCTTTCCAGCCTTCCCCCGTCTTCTCTGTGGTGTCGAACCCATAAACAGGCACCTTATTGCCTTGCCCCATAACCAGTGCCATGGTCCTTTCGTATGGGTCGCTGGAATAAAACGACTTTTCATAGGCTTTTCCTCTCTCATCGGTATTATAAAATTGACGATAATAATCTACCCACTCCTGTGGAGTTTTCATTATGATATTTCCGTCTTTGTCATAGCCCTTGATTTTATTAGACGACTTCATTGGGTTCGTTCCAGCTACGGACTGCCTAGCATACTGATAGTCGTTATACTGGTCTCTTGTCCAACCAGTAGCGGAATTCAATAGGGAATCTTTGAGCCCGGTTGATATTTCTTCATTCAATGCCTTTATCGCATTTTGCACTTCCGCACTTTTCAGGTCTGACCCTTTTAATGTTCGCAATTCCTCTTTAATCTGAGAAACAAGAGGAGAAGACAAGATTTCTTTCGGGGCCTGCACGACTACTCTATTGCCGTCTATCTTGACCTTCGGGGCCTGGAGGGAGACATTCATGTCTATTTGAGAATTTATTTTCGTGAATGGGTCACTTATTCCAACGTCGGCTACACCTTTAGTTAGCCTACCATTATCATCCACATAGTATTCAAAAGTACCTAGAGCTGCCCCGTTCTGTTTGGCGTACGGTTCATTATATACCGATAAAGTCTTCGGGTGCTCGGTGGCTTCTTGATATTCTGGGCGACCACCCTGAGTAATATAACTAGTCACTCGCTGAATCAGCGAAGGGTTGGTCATGTAGTCTTTTTCGTCTCTAGCCATCCTATAACCCCAGTAACCTTCTGGTGTCTAATATCACGGCACCATCATCTGTTATATTGCCGTCATCGTCATAAATCTTCTTCATATAGTCTTTTGAAACATAGACCTTTTCCCCAGTATTTTGGTCCGTATAAACATAGTGAGTATCAGTTTCGGATAAGTCGGTTCCCGGTATTGCGTAGGATTTTCTAGTTGGGGATTCTTCCGTGTCTGCTTCACCACCCCACGTAGAAGTATTGTCATTATTGTTATTATTGTTACCACCGTTAGATCCGCCCCCGCCACCACTACGGGACCGATTATATGCCTTCCTTTGGTAGTCTCTATAAGCGTCTTGGTATCGCTTTTTCCAAATAGCCTGCTCGTTCGCCAGCACTTCGTTCAAGGCCTGTGCTTGGGCGGCCGCTCTGAGATTCGCCACGGCCGAGCTGGTTTGAGGGGTTTGATATCTGCTTGTGAAGTATGACATCCCAGCCCCGCCATTGCCATCCGTGACGGGCGAGGTCAAGCCACCAAGATTGCTCGGTACCGCAGTCCCGAGGTTGTAAGTGTCTGTTTGAATCTGTTGGTTATTAGCTTGTTGGGTAGAGCGTAGGTTGTCGATAAATTTATTCGACTCATCTAACGCTACTTGGGGGTTCGCATAGTAACGCCCCTCTACCTCAACAAAATCTGAATCGTTCAAAATTGCCATACTTATATATTACACTACTTTGACTGGAAGGGGAAAATTAGAACACCAGAAAACCACCCGTGAGGATCTTTATGCTATCAATTTTTGAAAGAATTTTGGGTTTATAGCTTGAAAGAAAACATTGATTACAAAAGTTAAAATTGGGTGGTTTTCATTGGTAATAGATTCAAAGAGCTAAAGATATATAGTTGTTATCTTCCTATGCTCTAGTATAGCACACGCATTAGTCGGCTTGTCAAGCCCGGACCGTCTTTTAATTCCCCTCCAGAGCGGCGACTCTAGCCTCTAATTCATTTATGGCATTTATCAAGCTAGTTTTGTCTGTTGTAGTTAGATTAGACAAATTGCCGCCAATTTTACCATTTAACACTTTGCCCTGATTGGCTGAAAGTGGTAATGAATCTTCACTAGAGGTCAGGTTATTCACAACATCCCCTCTAGTTAGACCGTATTGGTTCACTAAACCACCACGATTATAGAGAGGCGTGCCATCCGTGCCAGTCCCTATCACGAAAAAGGCATTTTGCCCAGGAGGATTCGCTCCCATATCGGCAGAACCTATAAAGGTTTTGACTGGTCTGTTCCAGACATCCTCACTAGACAATACAAGTATCGTTGGCGCTTGACTTGAATCGGTTTGGCTGCCACCAGGGACATGGTTATTTTTATCAGTCTTCACCTTTGATATTGGGATTCCACTTTCAAAAGCATACATCCCATCATCCAAAAGCCACAAAGCAAAAGAATTCAGAGTCCCACTAGTAGAATGGTCAGTTGAATTCCAGTTATAGTCATCTTCGGTCAGGACCTTCACCCCTCCGGTATTGCCTCCACCACTTATCTCTCCTACAAAATCAAACTCCTCTGTAGCAGAATTCCAGCGATAATATGTAGAATTTCCACTATGCGTGCTATCTTGTAGAACACGGATAATATCCTTGTCGGTTAAGGTTGAGGTGTCGTAGTCTTCCAAATCCTGGTAGGTCTCTACAATGTCAACAACATCTGGGTTGTTTTTGAGTTCCTGGACCTCTTCGTCCAATCTTATCACTCGCTCTGCTACCTCTCTCGTAAGAGTTTGCGTGCGAGTTTCGCAACAGGTCTCGGTTGGCAAATCTGCTCGATTCCCATTAGCCGCAATATCTAGGTATTGCTATTCTCTAGTATCTCCACTAGCCATTATTTACCTCCTTCATTTTTAATCTCATCTTTATAATAATATGGCACGAAGCCGGGCCCACAATAATATGTCTCGTCCGGCCTCATGATATAAATTGGTTTACTCTTAAGTGGCATTAAGCCTCCTGCTCCGGCTCTGGTGTTGGTTCTGGCTGTGGCAGATGAATATAGTGCTGCGAAGCAATCAGTGTGCCATCCGTCATAGCAAGCATAGCAGCATGGATTCTCACCTGGCTTACTGCTGCAGATGACAAAACCAAATGGTACTTGCTCTCCGCTTCGTTCTTGTTGCCGTAAGTGTAGACCAAGTTGCCAACTGTGCCGTCAGCGTTGTTCTGTAATTCTATCACGATATATTTTGGATTCATACTTTCTCCTTTATTATTTAGCTTTATTATAATTCATATTTTGCCCATCTCTAAACATCTGCACCAACAGTAAACGCACCGCTGCCGCCGTTAGGATAGAACGCATCATTGATAACATCGTATAGTCCAGCTACATTGTCTATTTTGCGGTAACATGGGATAAAATCTCTGACTATCGTGTTGCCATCGTATAACTTACAGTTATATAGCCGAAGTGATTTAGCATACCCCGAATGATTACTTGATGAGAACAGGTGTAAGTTATGGTTATTGCTCGACCCGGTGACAGTTTCGGTGAGGACGAGCCTCTCACCATTTACATCATAATAGGTTCTAGTTAATGAGTCATTATACCTTGTCCCAGCAACTCTTGTACCTCTATAAGCGGGGGAGCGGTTAGCCCTAATATTAACATCCACATAAGTATTCCCTGCCCCATATTGGATAATTCTAGTGCAATTAGAAGTTTCATTGATATATGCACTAATAATATTTTGATATGAACCCCCAACTGGGACAACATCCCACATATAAGAAACATCTATTCTCAGATTTGAATTTTCTCCAGGAACCCCAGTATCAATCCATTGACCACCATCACTAGTGCTCTTTATGTATTCTACCCTCTGGTAGTCGGCCGGGAGTACAATCACATCTGCCCCAACATTAAACTCACCAGTGCCAGCGTTGGTGTAAAACACACCATTAACGACATCGTACATCCCGGCTACATTGTCTATTTTGCGATAACATGGGACGAGGTCTCTAGCTAATACATTGTTTTCCCATAGTTTTAATGCAAATAGTTTCATTCCGCAAGGACTCATCAAAGTAGGTGTCGGACGGTATCCAAAAACAAGTAGAGTCCCTGGGGTCTCAAATGATGTATAATTACTAGGCGTCCATACTTTTGTGTCATTTACAAAAGCACCTTCTTTGCCAAAGACGATGTGGTATTTATAGCGTGTAGTCGCTGGTCCAGTATATCCAGCAGTGCCATCAAAGCCTATACGTAAGGCAGAACCGACATTGCCGTTCGATGACCATATTGCAAATGCGCCCGTAGTTGCACCTCGTCTTGCACCAAATGGGAGAAAATTATCTCCCGTTACCTGAAATGCTATATCTACTTTCGTATTTTCAGTCCCTTTTATCCCAGTATCAATATACTGCGTCCCTGTGGACTCAAGATATTCTACCTCTTGATATTCAGCAGGAAGCCCCGTTCTCTCCCATAACACGGTTGCACCAGAGAGGATACGAAGAACGTTCCCCTCTGGGATTGTTATTGCTTTGACCTGTGAGAAGTCCATTATCGTACCACCACCTTCTTTGTTACAGTTGTGCCACCTTCAAGTTTGAATGTCCATGTTTCGGTATTGTCTAGCTGCCTCTGTAATGATGGCACTATGTCCCAGTGGCTGGAGTTCCATGCCTCACCACCCACGATTGCAATATTGCACTGATAAATAGCACCATCGTGTATCGCATAATCCCCTACTGCGTATGTAGCACTCGCTGAATACTCTGTAGCATCTGTGATATAACTTGTGACTTGCTCTTGTACTCCTGCTAAATCGGTCTGTGTAGCGACCACGGTCGTATCTACCGAGAATGTCGTACCGGCTAAATCTAGGCCATTCCCAGCCGAATATGTAGTATCCGTAGCTGAGATAGTGTTACCACTAATTGAGATATTGCTCCCAGCGGTTAGAGTACCCTGCTTACCGGATAGTAAATTGTCCGTCTCGGTCTTAGTATAGGTCGTGGCCTTGTCTGCTTTTGTAGCTAAGAGTTGGTCGGTAGCCGATTTCGTGTAATATGGGCCTTCTTCACCAATCAAAGTGAATGTCTGCGTGGCAATCGACCACCGATAGTAAGTAGTTTCACCAGAGTGCATTTCATCTTGCAAAACCTTGATTATGTCATTATTGCCAAGGGTGCTCGTATCATACGCTTGCAATTCTGCATAGGTCCCCACTATATCCTTCACGTCCGAACTAGCAGAAATGCCGTCAATCTGCGATTGCAGGTTATTATCCGCGTTCTGTCTGGCAGTAGTCTCAGAAGACAAATTGTTAGACACTGTGGTGATATTATTCTGGATAGTAGTGTCCGCATTCTGTCTAGCAACTACCTCGGAAGATAGATTGTTCGAGACTGTAGTGATATTGTTTTGAAGAGTGGTATCGGCGTTCCGCCTCGTAGCGGCTTCGGACCCTAGAGCGTTTGAAACCCCGGAGATTGCCGACTGCAGGGCGTCATCGGCTTGCTGTCTGGCTGTAGCTTCGCCCGCCACGGCTGATGCCACCGTGCTATTGACCTCTCCCCCTGTCTGGAAGTTGAGGTCGTTGGTTAATTGAGAAACTGCCGACGGGACTTCAGGGATATTTGTCCCACCAGTCATTGTCACACCATCATACTGCGGTCGGTTGAGTAGTTCTTCGAAGTTGAGGGTACCGTTGCTACTAAGTCTTTCTGGCACGCCCTCAGTCGAATAAACGTACATATGGCCATTAGATTCATATTTTACAAGAGCGTTACAATAGTCGCCATTCTTTGGGGCCACCGGACTCCCTTTGCTATCGTCGCCCAATGCTGCCGGGAAACTTATGAGTCTTAACCCACATTTACAACTGTCCTTGCGGCAGTCATGTTTTGGACAAGGCCCATGCTCCCAGTGTCTTTTATCCATGTCAATTTCCATACTGTTATTATACCAACGACTGTGGGGAATAAGAAAAATGCCCCGAAGGGCATTTTTATAACAACTATTCCCCTTCTTGGGCAGAAAGGAGATAGTACTATTTTACCATAAACCTCTATTTGTTTCCAGATTTTGAGTAGTAATTCTTGATGAATTCCTCGGCTTTCCCGGATGCTGGGTGGCCTTTCTCCATCAAGACCTGGTAAGCTTGATTGATGTCGGTAATGTTATCACCGACTTCCGTATAGGTTACAGTTGGGGCAGCCGAAGCGTTCGGTTCACTTTCGGTTGGTTTGGCTGGCACGGTCTGGGCCTTAAGGTCAAGATACATCCTAACCTTTTGGTCGTTAATGCTGCCATCCTGGTTAAGAGCATTGATGCCAAACGCAGCCATCTCTTTGAGATAATCACCATTTTCAATACCCTTCGCAATCGGTGCGTACTTATCTTCACCGGCGAGTGCCTTAAAATACTGCTGAGCCAAAAATTCCTGAGCAGTAATCGCCCCCTTTGGAGTCTGTGGGGCCACTTGTGATTGTGGCTGCTCCTGTGTGTGTGAGGTGGGTTCTTCTGCTTTTTGTGGTTCTGCGACCTGTGCCTGGGCCTCTGGTGCCTTTGTAGGGTTGCTAATTTTAGCCTTCACCCCATCAAACCCCCCATTGTTATCAAAGAATTTTTTCATGTCGGCTAGCTGCTCGCTAGTAAAACCGTGCATGTCTGGCACCTGTGCTGGTGCAGGATTAGTGTTTGTAGAATTGTCGGCTACACTCTTTGGAGCTTCTGGGGCTTCAACGGGCGCCGCTGGCGTTGTATCTTCTGCCATCGGAACATTTCCTTTCTTGTTAAATTTATAAAATCATTATATCATAGTCGATGAAAGGAGGGCGCACATTATGAGTTTGACGATAAGATATGTTGATTTGTCACAAGAAGACATCCAGACTCTCAAGAGAGACCTCGGGGACTACGACGTCTATTTCTTCCATGTGGGTAACGCTACGACCATCACGGCCAACGGAATCCTGAGCGAAATGCTCGCAATTCTCAATATCACTTCTAAGTATCGCCATTCTGACCTGCTACTCAAAGAGTAGCCCTTTCTGGCCCCGTTCTTGGGGCCTTATTTTTCTTTCAGCGCTTCTCTTGCCTTATTTCTCTTGTCCATCTCGTGAAGGATTGCCCTAACTTGAGCAATGTCACCGAGAGAGCCCCAAACAGCCTGTGGCTGGTTCTGTTTCAATGATGTCCTATAATTCATGAGCACCCCGCCCATCACTGAGCTCAAATAAGCAATTATCTGCTCCGTGGTGTATTTATCTACGATATCTTTTACTATATCCATTCCAATCTCCTTTTTTCTTATTATATCATTGCGAAATGAGAGTGTTTTCTCCCCTCGATTTGTCTCATATCTAGACTACCGGCATAAATGGCAGCAGACATACATAAATCGTCGTGCGTTGAGCCACGAGCCGCCATTCTCACATAGGTTGTCCCATCCGTTCTCTTCTTAACAATTTTCACGAAGTTGCGGAATTCATCTAAAGTCTCTCGGTGGTGAATAATGATACTTCCTCTATCCAGCATTGCCTGGAGACGGTCGATGAAGAGCTCTTTGCTACTGACAGTTGTCCTAAGACCTGGGACATGATTGGCCTTATTTGCCTTTGTCCCGTAGAACCATCTGAAGTAGCGTCTAGCGTTTACACTTACGGTGAACCCCTGTGCCACATTGATTTCTGGGCAGAGTTCAGCCTTGTTATAAATAGTCCCCATGGAGATGGCCCAATCAGCATAGTCCTCATCCTGAAGCCCTTTTTCTCGAAACACCCCGACTTGCTCATTGTTTGAAAGGTCCCAGATGTGCATAGCAAAATAATCAGACTCAGCCGACTGAGCAGTAATCGGATCAATCGAGATACGGTATCTGTGACCATATATTGGTTGCTTGAACATCGTGAATGGTGAGACATCCGTCTCCTGCATCTCCACTTTCCCAGTAGCGTTATCCGTCACAAATCGCATCGGAGTGCCTGGCATTATGTTCTTCTCCTGAGCATCAAGCGACTCCTTCTGGAACACACACCTGTCCTCACCATAGGCAAGAACTTCGCTGATTGTGGTTGGGTACTCCTTAAAAGTATTTACTTTGCCGAGCTCTGTGTACTTCTTGTTATACCAGACGATTTTATCCCCCCACGCCTCCGAAGGGACACCATATTCCCTCAGCGCCGGGATAATTGTTTCAGAAGCGTACTCCGACAACTCCAACTGTCTGTAATCTATACCATACGGCACTTCGGGGTAGGTCATAAACCAAGGAGCAAAGATGAGCGTCCAGTCTTCCGGGTTATCTCTAGCCGTGACAATTTTATTCTTAAAGAAATCATTCTTATCGTCAAAGGTTGATACGTAGATAACTAACGAAAACCCTGTGTCTGGAATAGCTGGGGCAATAGCAGCTTCTAGTTGGTGGGGGTTTCTGTAAAACCCACATTCGTCCATTATGACTAGGTGGCAGCTATCGCTCCGGATGCTATTGGCGTTTGCCGAAACCAATTCATAGATGTTGTTCCTACGGATGCCTTTAATGTCTTTATATGTAGTAATCATCGAGGTCCCCAGATTATCTCTCTCCATTGTTGGATACAGGTCTGGGTGGACCCCACTAATAATCGGCTGGACTTTACGAGCGTAAAACTTAGAGATAGTCTGGCCTACCGGAAAAGTGTGCAGACAAACCAAATTGTTGGTGTTGTCGAGAAACGCACAGATATAGTTAATGAGAGCAACTATCGACACGGATGCCCCTTGTTGCCTCCCTTTGCAAATAACAATATTGTGCCTACGGTTAAGCCTAGTGGTGCTAGCAATCTTTGGAACAACTAAAGAAAAGAGCATTTTTTGGAAGGCATTTAGCTTGAATGGGACCGTTTGCCTCTCCTTGTTTACAATCTGTTGGTAATTGGCCAAAAAAAATTCGGGGTCGGATAGAGCCTTACGAATGTTATCAGGAGAGATTTTAGTGCCTAAATTGTCTAAACGATAATCGTTTTCTATCAGTTTTCCCATAGGTTCATTATAACATATAATGGCACAGTGTGTTATAATATAAGTTATGAAAACTTGTAGAGCCCCCCATTGTGATAGAACCGACATAAAAGGCAAAGGCTACTGCTCACTACATTGGCAGAGAATTAGGACGCACGGAGATATATCACCGACGCAAACGCCTAAAGGTTTTGCTATGGCACATCGTGTCGAGTATAGATGCTACACATCTATCAAGACTCGTTGCTACAACAAAAATTGCCCACCTTACAAAAACTATGGTGGTAGAGGCATAAAAATGTGCGACAGATGGCTGGGAGCCGATGGCTTTATTAACTTTCTTTCGGATATGGGGGAAAGACCGCACCCAGATGCTAGCCTAGATAGAATAGATAATGACGGAGACTACTCGCCAGAAAACTGTAGGTGGACAGATATAAAGACACAAAACAATAACAGAAGAACGAACAAACTATTAACATATAATGGCGAAACATTGACAGAAACACAGTGGGCTGAAAAAGTTGGAGTTAATAGAGGGACACTTCATCAAAGGTTAAAAAGGATGCCATTAGAGCAAGCCCTAACTATGAAAAAACAAGAAAAGAAGGATTGGCTCTACCAATTAGCAAAAGAGAGAGGAGTAGATAAGCTCAGGACGTATAAACGTCTTAAGCGGGGTTGGTCATTAGAAGATGCCCTTAACTTACCACCACAAACAAAAAAATATAAGGATGTCAAAAAGTAATTACCTATTTAATGCTTCCCGTATTGCCGATGCAGCCTCTCTTGCTTTCTTCTCCTCCTCACTCTCTTCTTGGGGGAGAATGTCTGAGCCCTTAATGCTGCTATTCAGCTTTGCTAAACTTTCGACACACGCTCGTACCATATCTGGAGCAGATTTAGCATCAAGACTATCAGTTAGCTCATATAGCTTCTGGATAGCCTTTTGATTCAGGTCTGCAAGTGTAGGCGATGGGTTCCCGCCGATTATTTCGTAGTCCATCCCTATTCGGCTTTCTTTGTTGCTTTCTTCTTGCGAGTAGTCTTTTTCTTCGGTTTAGGCTCGACAAATACGGTCGGGGCCTGCTCTTGTTTCTCCGCAATGCCACGGGATAAATCATGCCTTCTTTGACGAGAAGTCTGCATCATCGCCTCGTGGATGCGAGGAGCGACTAGACAAATCTCTTGTACAACTAATCCACCTTCTCTCTCTAGCTGGGCTAGCTTGGCAGAAGTGGTTGCCTTGGCCATATCTTTCTCCACTCGGTCATATTGTTTCATTAGCTCACGCATGCGTGAGATTGCGAGTTCTGGGTGTCTTGGGTCCATACTACAAAATCCCCTCTCCGTTAGATGTCATTGTCTCACCACCACTAATTACTGCACCTTCTTTAGCAATCGGCTTAGTGTTATTGCGTGGCTGAACTGCCGCTTTACCCTGTGCGTCATCTGCCACAGTAGAGCGAGCTCTTACGCCTAACTCCTTGTATTCATGACCAACTAACTCACGGTATTTGTCGTAGATAGTCTTCTTCAATAGCTCTTTCTCGAAGTTAGTAGCGATATATACATAGACGTTCTCGGTCTCTTCGAATTCAATTAGTTTGCCTCTCTTGGTTCTCCTCACCTCTTCCGGCTTGAACATCCGGATCTTGGGGATACGGAAATTGTGGTTAGTTTCAATCCACGCAGTGTGAGTAATCAAGTAGTCCATATTCACCACTGGGTTCTCTCTCGTATCTGATTTTATAAGATTGACGCCCTCGTCCACGGTCACGAAACCTGGGGAGAGCCGATTTGTCGATGGGTTCATCGGAGCCTCCTATTAGTTATCTCCATAATACAACAACTCACAAGAATAAGCAAATTAGAAAAATCAAGCGAAGTTCTTCACCACAAATTCGGCCTCTATCCTAGACTTCGGTCCATTGTGCGATATGTCGGACCACTTCATTCCGTTCTCGTTATACCCGATAATCACGGCCCACTTACTGGCATCTTTAAGCAAAGATTGGAGCATCTCCTTCTCCGGGGCTGGGGGGAGTTGATTCAGTACGGACAGCGACTTCTCCTTCCCCTGGCGAATCGGGATGTTCATCCACTCGGGGTAGTCGATAGAACGAAGATAGTTCCGGACTAAGCTCTCACTCCCCCCACATAAGCAAGTCACCACAACTAGAGCCATTACTTGCCCTCCTGCGCAAACTCATATAGCTCTTCCAGAGAGTGGACGTTTGGGTGGCTGCCATCTGCTAGGGTAACCCTTTTATTGAATGCCTCAAAACTTTTGTTGCAGTCGTAATGCCAGTAACAAAAGTCTTCTCCAAGTACACTCTCAACTGCCGACGTCATAGGGCCACTAAAATAGTCATTCCCAATAAAATCAGTGTCGATGGTATACTCCTCTGCAATTCTAATCTTTGTTTTATATAATTCGCTCCAATACCCAGCCTCATATATATAGGCATAGGCTAATTTTAACCAATCTTTTTTTCTCACTTGTCCTCCTTATATTCACATTCCCAATGACCACCCTCTGCTGGCTCTATAACACTTGGAGGATAAGTGGCCTGCACTAACATCCTGCTGAAAATCTCCTTCATCTCATCAGCTCTGTAGTCGTCCTTGTCAGATTCGTATATTATTCTCGAATCATACATCTCTAATATTATTCTCATTTGACCCTCACTCCCGTAATTAAATTATATTCTTTAGTTATCACGTTATTGTCGTCCAGCTCCACGTAATAGGCGAACTTGCCAGATAGCTTTGATATAGCCAGAACATGGTCGTTGCCAAGCTCCTTGGCTAGTTTATAAATCCTGTCTCGCCCCTTGGTAATCGGTGGCATCTGCTCGCTTGGGAACAGTACCGAGAATGCCTCGGTGGCCCGCTTGTCCATATTGTGGCAAGAACATGTAAGAACGTATCGTTTCATTTTGCAATCTCCTTTAGATAGTTATACACCTCTTTCTTATTCTCTTCATAAACGAAGCTACCCCAGCTATTCTCTTGAGCCCATGCCACATTCTCCTTCTGCCCAGGCCTAGCCTTCGAGTTTTTGTGTGCCTTAAACTCTATCCACCCCCAGAACCCCTCCTTGAATATAAACGCATCAGGGGTGCCAGCACGGGTAGTGGCATTCATCTGTTGCTTATAGCACTTATACCCAAGTTTCCTGAGGTCAGATAAAAACTTGGATTGCAAGCTACTTTCTCTCGCCATCGTCTTCCTCCCATGGGGTAGTAGTCAGCACTCTCTCGTGCCTCAGCTCCCCCGTTCTCATATTAAATGTTAAATCCGGTAATATGGCTATTATATCAGTATTGAGCCTCGGGACTAATTCCTTGAGGCGTGTCCAGACATATTGATTCTCGTGGTCCTTAATAGAGCTCGGGAACTTCGCCAACCGGTAATACGAGTCCTTCGTCTCTGGGACCATATAGTCATCCAGCCACAAATGCCCCTCGTGTAGATACATATACGGATGGAGCGACCAAATCCTAGCGGTCAGGTATTCACATCTCGCCTTCTCCGTCTTAGGTTTCGGTAAGGGGAAGCCGATATCGTCCACCTCTGGCGATGCTTCAGATATAATCTCCTCCTCATTGGCCTGTATCACCTTGTCCGCTAAACTCATAGCAGCCCCCTTTGGGCGTCCTGGACAGTCCGCTCTTTTATCCCGTTCAGTAGCGAGACGGCACTAATCCCCGCATCGTGCATCTGTGCGACTGTCCCGTAGTTGCCCGCCTCCGGACAGACCCACTCCGCATAGAAGCAGTTAGTGAGCTTACTCACACGGTACACAACGGAGAGCGACACCCTGAAGTCATTGTGGCTGGTCTTCTTCTCCCTCGAGTCATTAAACGCTTCCTTAAACTCATCATACTTGTTAATCTTGAATCCTTTGTCCTTACACCAGATAACATAGTCATCATACACCTCACGGAGCTTGTGATACTTCCCGAAATACGAGCAGAACTCCTGATAGTATAGCCGGTAGGAAATCATGTTCTCTTGTAGGAGCTCCCTCTGGACGGCGACACTGTCGCTCTCTGGGAAATCCTTGTCCATGTAATATCTCGCAATGCCTAAGACCACGCCGAGAAAATGCACAATGCGTTCTGGGGTGTAAGTCTCCTCCTCGAAATTGAAACTCTTGTTATCATTGGCCGAGAGGTCAGCTCGTAAAGGGATGATTCTCGCACGGCGGATACAGGCCTCGGCGTCTGTGCCCTCCCAGTGTGGCATGTGGTTAGATGCGGATACGCACTGGAAGTCACAAGAGATGGAGATAGGTTTCTGCCCTCGCATCACATCTAGCTCGATGTCACCGTGGTCCGCAATCGTACGGAATAGGTCGGTGTCCTCAAGCGTGCCAGGTTTCTCCTCGTCCGGGGCATTCACCAGGGTATTGGCTAGGCAGTGGTTCTTGTGCCAGTTCCCTAGTTCAGCTAACTGAAGACGAGAGGTATTCCGTGTCCCCATCAGAGTGTGAATCAGCCCGATAAGGGAAGACTTCCCGTTCCGCCCATTCCCCTCTAAGATATACGTACCTAGTGGCTTCTCCTTCATGAAAAACGTAGCGAACATCCTCAGTATATCCATATACCGCCCATGGTCATGGCACGCCCACACCTGGATAAACTCGAAGTCCTCGTCCTCCTCCAGATCTCCATCACTTAAAGTAAGCTCGGCAAATGTCTCCCCCACGTACTCCTCCAGGATGTCGCCATACTGATAAAAAGAGCCGTCCTCATATTTCACAATGTGGCGGCTAGGCTTAACAGTATTGAATAACCGACGAAAACAGAGCTTGCCCTTAGGCACATTATCAGTCAAGTCACCATTCTCGGTGTTCCAAAACTTCGTCGGTGTCACCTGTATAATAGTATTGTCCACCCTCGGTATCGTCCTTTCTTTCCTTATCTTCTTATCTAATGAGTCACAAATCTTATCTATAGCCGAGCCGTCCACCGTGCCAGTCGTCTGCTCATAAGCGTCGGTGACCAAGTTGACAAAGTCCTCTTTATCAATCGGCTCGTAAATCGCCTGTAGCGGCTGGCCATTCTGTTGCGGCCGTATATAATACGTTTGGTCCGTGCCTCTTAATGCCAGTATATCATACCCATCAAGTGTACGGCTTAAGACCTCATGGTTCACCCTCTTCACATTGGACATGGTAACTTTTACCCCCCCGCCAGTGATACGGTCCTCCAACACTCCAGAAATCTCTTGTATGAAATCTTTCGGGACCGTTGGGTCTGCCCTTAATATGCTCATCATCGCTGTGACGGCTGGGCTATCTTGTGGGTCAAACTGAGCAGACATTACCTCCTTGCCTGCCATTTTCTACCCCTCCAACTCTTTGCGTAGCGTTAAGACCGTATTCTTTATAGCTGGCACCAAATCATGTAAATAAACCACCGGTAAGCTAGCCCCATCCTCGACAAGCTTCTTCAACTCGTCCTTATTCGCACTAATACCGATATATTCCTCTGCGGTCTTGACCCACTTCACTTGGCCTGGTTTTGGATGGTACGGGAATTCAAAACACACCACACAAGCTTTATGATTTTGGTTGTATTGAACCCCAGTTATATTGATATTTGATTTAGCAAGCTGTGCTTGCCATGAAAGAGTCTCTTCCATATTGCTCCTTTCTTATTATATTTTTAATGTGTGATTCCATTGTAGCATGGGCCATGGAATCCATGTCAACCCTTTTATCGTTGTAAAATTTACATCAATAAAAGTTTTCCACATACTTTTCCACATAGTTTTCCACAACTTAAAAATCACTTAAGTACAAATTAAGTAAATTAAGTACTTTTTCGTGAATATGCAATATACGAGGTAGTGTGTCAAAAAAATGGTATAGGGGTGGATTTGGACTGTTGTAAAAATTACTAGGGGTGGCTTGGGTCTTGACAATATATTTGTGGGTTTTTGTCAAATTCACGTGAAAAAACTTGACAAAGTGGGTGAAATATTAGATAGTGCTACGACACAATAATGGAGGTATGTCAAATCGCTAACAGGGGTGGGTATGGGTTGGAACTTAAAAAGTACTTAAAAATACTTAATTTCCATTTTTAACAGGGGTCGTACTTAAAAAAAATCGGGTCTACTTAATTCCCATTTTTGAAAAATTAAGGAGCAAACGCTATTATGCCATAAAAAAGAGTCGGTGTAAATACTCAGCTCAGCTTGGTATTTGTTTTTTTGCGTATGGATGTAGCGTTGGGTGTAGTACACCCCAATAATACCCCTACTGGAATGCCTATATTTTACCACAAGCCACCCTAGTTTACGAAATGCCAATAATACCCTTTTATAGTTTTCATCTCGCCACCACTGTAAAACGTCTCAGCCGCCCTACTTATATTCTTTCGATCAGCCCCATTAGCCCTTGCCGCATCTGCTAAAGACGCATACCACTTGAACTCCTTCAGGTCCTTACTTACCCGTATAACTGGCTTGGTCACTTTGTTATGTAGCTTCTTAAAGCAATGTTCCATATTCTCCTGTGGCGTGGCCCACTCTAGGTTACTCACCCTATTATTAGTTTTGTCACCGTTGATATGATTAACCTGAGGTTTATTCTCTGGATTAGGGATAAACAATTCCGCCACCACTCTATGGAATGAAACAGTCTTATTTTTCCCGTCTACCACTATTGTAGTGTTTGGGTATCCATACCTATCTGTATGAGAATTGCTTAGATAACGCCATCTCCCATTTTTAAGTTTCTTTTTTATCTCCCCATAATTACTAAAAAAGTAACCAGAGTTTTTGTATTCTTTCCATTCTTCTTTATTAAAATTCTTCATACCTCTATAATATCAAATTTATTTCGGGGGGTAAAGGGTATATTTATCTCTCATTTTGCATTTACCCTAATATTTTGCATGGGTGTAGTACACCTTAAAACAGCTCTAGCTAACGCAGAGCCTTTTTTATTCTTATGTGGGGGTCTGTCGGGTGCCTGTTTTAGGTTGCGCTTGTAAAATCGGCGCTATTTTTTTACTTTTTTATATTTTTATATTATAAAATACTTTATTTTTTTATACTTTATAATGTTATATATATAATTTCTTTTTATAATTTTTTTTATTTTTATTTTTGTAAAATACCGTGTTTTTTTAAGTTTTTTTATTATCTTTTTATATTATATCACGCCGCGCCGCACTATAAAAAAATATAAAATTATATATAAAAATATATATATAATATACCCCATTTTTTGTTCGGTTTTTGTTCGGTGATCGTAACCCATGTTGTAAAAAATACAACAATTTTACCCCTGTAAAAAACTATTTTTTAGACTTTTTTATAAAATACCTATTGACTTATTATCCCCGCCGTGCTACAATAGGAGCATAAACAAAGAAACAAAAGCGCAAGCGAAAGTTTACAAATAGAAACATCGCCGCCAAGTTTCAGAGTTTATAATCATTCAATATACAGGTTATAACAGGGGTATAAAGTAAAACTACAGGGGGCGCCGTTATAGCTAGACGCGGTATTCGACGCAACAGGGGCGGGGTTGTAGGTCGATTAGGGGCGATGGTAAAGATAGTACCGCCGCGCAAGGGTTCGACACCTGAACCCCGCAATTTTACAATTCATCACACCATGCAAGGGGGCTTGCATGAGTAGTGTGAAGGGTGAAGACGGAAGAAACGGCGACACCCCTAGACAAACAACCCTACACCAGAGGTAGTGCTAGTGGAGCCTATCTTGGCGGATGATACCACGCAAGAGGATGCGTAATCTCTATCAAGCAAGATAACTGGGTCTTGAACTGGTAGAGTGAGTTCCGGGGTGTATAGGGTGTAGTACTGAATATGACGGAACGGATGACGGAACGGATGACTGTAAGCGGACTGACCGCAAAAAACTGAATCATAAGCTAGCATTGGCGGCGATCGCCAGTGCTAGTTATGCCACGGCAAGCTCCCTAAAGGTGCAAGCTGTGAATCATAAACTATAACTAGTGGCACGTGACACTTAAAAACACGGAGAAAGGATAACAGATGACACTAGGTGAACTGGTGAACTCAAACTATGTAAAGGATGAGTGGAGCAAGGGCAAATGCTACCTATTAAGGGGGCGGAGTGTTTACCAACTAAACTGGAGTGGCGCACAAAAGCGCATGACGGCTATAAAATTATACACCAAGCCACAAGGTGGAGTGCCACTTGTGGGGCGGGGGCGCATGATATTAAGTGGCGATGGCGCATGGGTGAATAAACTCATCGGGCAAGAGTTGCTTGCCAATACCAACTTTGAAATACGGCAACTATTAAGAGAGGGAAAGGGAGACGCATGCCATCTTTTGTGCATGAGCTAATAAGAAAGGACAACCATGACGGTTATGATACAAGGGGCGGACATTGCCCGCATACAAGAAGAATACTATCTAAAAACAGGGGAGGAGCTATCGTTTAAGGAAGCGGTGGCTATCTATAAGAAAGGGTTATAAAATGAAAACTATTTTACTAGTTAAAATGGGGGGAGATTTCAAAGATGGCGAGTATATGAGCGACATGGGCAATTATAGATTACGCCCAACGCTGAAAGACGCGACCGATTGCAAGCTACCGCTAAAGAATGGTGGCTATATCGCGGGCGATTTCACGCTATGGGAGAAGAACAAGACGAACAACACGGCGCACGATTCCTTGGCGTGGGATTTTACAGAATACGACACCAAGAACGCGCAAAAATACTATGGGGCGTGCAGATTTCACGGCTTTGATAAATACGACACAGACGACCACGCCAAGAGGCTAGAGCCGACGCTTGAGAATATCGCCAAGCTACTTAGCGACGCGATGGGCGAGCCAGTCATGGTGATGGTTGGCGATGACAGAGAAGGGAGAAAATAAAATGACAGACGTAAGTGCTAGAATTAAAAATCGTATCCATGCAACGCATGACCTAAACACGCTATGGCAAAAGCTAAGAAATGAGGGGTGGCAAGTGTGGGAAGACGAAGACTATGCAGACAACGAGCAGGCACCGTGGCACCTCTATTGTATAGACAAGGGCAACGCCACGAGCGGGGCAAGCGTCGAGGTACTGTTCAGAGATAAGACGGCGCAAGAGCTAGCGGAAGACAAGGAGCTAGGCTTGACACCATTCAAGCAAGAGATAGAGTGGGTAAGATATTAGAGAGGAGAAACTATGACACGCAAGCAATACATTAAAAGATATTACAACCACAGACGGAGAGAACGCTTGAACAACCAACGCAAGACGCAGGCGCTCGACATACTGGGGGCGGTATTGTTTGGGCTAATAATAGGCGGGGTGTTTTTCTTCGCAAGATAATGACAACTAAACTAAAGGAGATTAAAAAATGGCACACGTAAAAATTAAAGGGGTGATCTATTACAAGGTAAAGAAGAACCACCCCGACTTAAAGTATATACCAGAGGATGAGAGAGACAAAACACACGAGTTTTGCGACGTGTATAATATCGACACCGACCAATTCTGGGGGCGCGACCATATCGAAAGCTATATTAAGCACGATTTGAGACTTGTGGCGGGTGGTGGCTATGACACCGACACCATAAAGAACACTAAAATTGTATTGACATGGGGGGTAGCATGACAACTAAGGACGACTACATCATCAGAGTGCGCCACAAGAACGGCATGAGATGGGCGGTGAAGAGTGTGAAACTGGGGCATTTTAAGAACATAAACGGCACGCAAGGCGCACCAAGTTATATTTTGACATCTTTTGACGGGAGCGTGAGGTATTACCCACGCACGGACATTACAGACATAATACCAACTAAGAAAGGAGAATAAAATGAGTGATAATATAATCTATAACAGTTATAGCAACACGCATATAGGCTATCAAAAAGACCTAGTGGCGTATCTAAAGACTTGTCTTGACGACTACAAAAAGCAAGAGGACTGGGAACAGGTGAAAGATATGGCGGACTTATTGCTAGACTTTAACGCATGGGCAGACAATGAGAGCTTGCTTGTGCTATCAGACAACAACGGCATGGGCTATACAATAAAAGAATATGAGAAAGGAGAATAAAAAATGAAATTATACTATCACAAAACAGACGGGGGCGCAGAGTATTATTGTACCGAGCATATTGACGGGAGCGACGAGGGCGATATGAAGACGGCGGTATTAAGGACGGACGGCAACGAGTTTGAGCTAAACACTTATAAGCTAGCACAATTAGGGCTAGATGTGGTTATTAAGAGTTAGGGGTAGTCATGAATCCAAGAGAGATAAAACGCAGAGCAAACGCCATACGCAAAACCATGACAGGTGAGCCACTATACGACCGAAAGTATAAGGACTTGAGGGTGGCGGATCTTCTAATCGTACTAGAGGACGACAACTACCACGACGACGTGGCAACTATAATCAAACTAATAGAGGGAGAGGAATTATGAAAGTATATAGAGCAACCATAACAGACAAGTGCGCTAGCCCTAGTGGGGAAGAGCCAGCAAGCTATGAAAGTTATGTAGCAGTGTGCGAGCCAACGAGCAGAGCCGAAAAACTATTAAATGAGAAAGGCTTTACCGACGAGGACATACACTACTACTTTACCGAGGACGAGTTCAAGCCTGTGGACGGTAAGATAAAGACAGAGGAGTTTGATTATCTAATTGGAAAGAGAGTGGCGTAGAAACCTTGACTTATTATGACAAGTGTGATAGACTAAAGACATAACAACTATAACAAAGGAGATACTATGAGAGATAGAATCATACAATTACAAGAAAGCGCCGAAGAGCTAGGGTTTGGTACGATACAGCAAGCCTTAGACGCAGGCTATCACGAGGTGCAAGACCTAGTGAACAACACATTCAAGTTGGAGAGAGTGGAAGACCTAACCAACCAAGCATATCGTGAGGCACACGAAGCATGGGAGAAAGAAAAGAATATCGTGTTGGGAGACCTTATGAACTTATTGGTACACCAAGTCTATGACCACGACATTATAGAGAGGGCATATAAGTTTATCAAGGAGCAGTGCCATGAGTAAGCAAGACAAACTAGATAAAGCACTGAAGAACTGGGACTTTTACGAACTAGCAAAACTAACTATGGAGCAAGACGACGATGGAATACAAGTATAAGAGAGAAGCGGTCGCTTGTATCGTGACGGTTATACTAGGGTGGTTCTGGGTAGGTATAATCCTTGAGCCACTAGCATTGTGGCGTGGGATATATGTAGCAAGTCACACCGATGATAAGGTGACTATGGGAGTGGCGACCGTGGCGGCTATAATGGCAGGCGTTACGCTTAGTATCCTAGTAGGCACGATAATCATGGCAATACTAATGGGGAAATAAGAAGGAGGAATATGAAGATTAAAATTAAATACACCAAGAGTAAACAAACCCTAGAGAGGTTTGGGAATACATTTTTAACTAAGGAGGCTATCGCCTTAATAAGGAGCTTATGATGGAACAGAAGTTCAAGGATTTAGGTCTTTTTGTAGTGTGGAGCGAGGCAAAAGACAGACAACCAATCGACTTCTCTATCGCAGATGAAGACGATAACATAGCGTGGGTGTGGGGAGCAACCCCGGATGATGTGGACTGGGAATGCAACCACCCCTATGGGTTTATCGAGTTCGGCGACGATCGAGAAGAACAAGGCGAGTGTTTACTCTGTGGGTCTTATTGTGACTGGCACGGAGTGGCAGACGAGAACGGGTACACTACACCCGAGCCACATGAGTGGTATCCAAGGCGAGACGTGGGTGGACTAATCGGTGAATACTTAGAGGAACTGAAGAATGAAAGAGCTGTATGATTTCCAGCGTAAGTCGGTAGCACAGTTATTGTCAGGCAAACATATCCTAGTTGCTGGGTGTGGGTCGGGGAAGAACCCAATGAGCATGGTGTGGGCTGCGAAAAAATGCGAGGAGACTGGCAAGGATAAAATTGTAGTGGTGACGACGGCGTCGAAGGCGAAGTTGACTGACCACTGGGACGACCTCTGTGACTTCTGCCCCTCTTTCTCTAAATCACTATCATCTTTTTCTCTCCTCTCCTGGCACAAGCTCCGAGCGTGGGTGCAGGCAAACTGGGGCAGTTTGGAAGAATATGTGTTTGTATTCGACGAGTTACAAAAGGCTAAGGCTGGCGTAAGTTCGGGAATGGGCAAAGCATTCCTCAAAATCACAAACAAGACCTCGGACTGGGCTGGCTTCACTGGCACGCCTGGCGACACATGGCTGACCTTCTACCCGTACTTCCAAGCGTGCGGGCTAGTTAAAAACAAGACAAGCTTTCTAAATGAGTATGCCAACGTCCAGACCTACAAAGGTTACCCAGAGATAGTCGGTTGGAGAAACGAAGAGAGGTTACGAGATATGTGGGCGGCGATCAGTTACGCCCCAGACACTAGCAAGGTGATGGCAGAGTTACCAGAACAAACCCACGAGGTGGTGGAGTTCAAGAAGACTACGGCATACAACAACGTCCTCAAGACCCGTATGAACGAGAAGGGCGAGTTCCTCGACACGGCTGGGGCTATGTGTGCAGAATTGCGCCGACAGTGCTTTACCAAAGACAAACAAGAGTGGGTAAAGGACTTCGTGGACGGCTTGGAGTCGGGCTGTGTATTCTTCTATAACTTTATCAAGACTGGAGATATGCTAGAAGAAATTATACAGAAGGCATTGCCTAAGGGGGCAAAGGTATGGAGAATTGATGGAAAACATCACGACATTCCCACGGCAGAGACTATGGGTCCGAGAGACATGGCACTATGCCAGTGGCAATCAGGCAGCGAAGCGTTGAATCTACAGATGATACACTACTGGTGCAGCGTTGAGGCGTGCTATTCGTATAGCACAAGCATACAAGCACGAGGCAGGATACGAAGAATCGGGCAGAAGATGCCACAATTTTACTACTATCTAAAGACCACCAAGACCATTGAAGACGACATCTATGAATGTCTGAAAATGAAGTCAGACTTTTCGTCCGAGAACTGGTGTGTTTCACAAAGAATTGTATTTACGGAGTAGATTTGGTATACTATGTCTATGACAAGAGAAGAATATTTGGCTAAGAGAAGAGCCTACTACAAAGAGAATAAATATAAATGGGACGAGTATAGCCGCTTACACAGAGATGAGCTAAATAAAAAGGCAAGAGAAAGGAGGCTGAAAAAGATAGAAAATTATAGAGAAACGGCGAGGAAGTGGAGACAGAACAACAAGAGCAAAGTGTCTGAATACCAAAAGAAATACGCAACTTCAGAGAAAGGCAAAGAGAATATACGAAAATACTACGAAGGGCACAAGCAGGAGTTCTTCGATAGGGCAAAAAAATCACGAAGCAAATGCCATGATGAGGCAAAGTGCCACAGCATAGTCAGTAAATGTCTGAGAGAGGGATCGATCACTAAACAACCATGCGAAATCTGTGGTGAAACGAACGTCGATGCTCACCACGATGATTACAATAAGCCCCTTGATATTAGATGGCTATGCAGAGCACACCATATGGAATGGCATTCTAAAAATAGCCCAATTCGAGCGAATAATACTAAACAATGCGCCATGTGTGGAAAGAGTTTTACTTTTACTCACAGAGCCCAAAAGTTTTGCTCGGATGCGTGTAGAAGAAAGTGGAACAAAGAAAAAGCGCATCAGTATTACCTAGACAATATCGACAAGTGGCATCAGGACTTCGCAGAATCGTCCTGGTGCATAGAAAATAATATAACGGAGGAGGTATGAGCACAACATCCGAAAAGAGAAAGGCGTACTACAAGGAGTGGTACCAAAAGAACAAGAAGAGGCTAACAAAAGAAAGGAGGGAATACCAAAAAGAATACATCTCTAAATGGAGAGAGAGAAATAGGGAGAAATACAACGCTTACCATAGAGAATGGAGAGCGAGACAAAAAGCCAAGAAAGAGTTAAACTTATTAAATAAAGGAGATTCAAATGAGTGATAAGGAGAAAACCTTAATAGCGTTTCTAGTAATAGCGATTGCTGGAGTGATAGCACTAATCGGCACGATAATAGTCAAGGAAGAGGACATTCAGAGATATAAAGCGATAGTAGAGGTGTCATGTGATAGGACTTACAACACAGCACAATGCAACGCTGGGATAAAGACACTGATGCACATGAGCCCTGAAGAAATAAAGAATTATAAAGGATTCTGAGAGGAGGTGAAATGAGGCTCAAAAATAGACGGACTGGCGAGGTAAAAGAAGTAATAGTTGGTGGCTATCCAGTATCAGGCAAGACTAAAATGTGGGAGTGTTCAGAAGTGGACACCAACGAAGAAACTGGTTATAAAAGTCTCGGTACATACACTTCTCTCGCCGAGCTCAACGAGGAGTGGAAAGACTACGAAGAGTCGAAAGATAATAACTACTGGTACATAGATGATTTCGGTCGAATACAATTTTCAAGTGAGATACTAGATGAGGTCGGAGAACACCCGAATAATTGGATGGCACGAAAATTATTCGGCAACTACTTTGAAACCCAAGAAGAAGCCGAGAAAGCAGTGGAAAAGCTCAAGGCTTGGAAACGGCTGAAAGATGATGGAATTACTTATAGCCTAGACGAAGGTGACGGGACGCCATACATCATAATTCACAGCAAAGAAGAGAAAGGGCCAGTCCAAAAAGTATTGCGAATCTTTGAAGATTTGACACTATTGTTCGGAGGTGAAGAATGAGTTGGCAAGATGACGCAATGGCCGAACAGGAGATAGCTGATGCTCTATTCGAGATGGGGGAAGCAGAGTGGCGAGATATGTACTTTGATGACGAGGATTGACAAAGTGCATATTCTTTGATACAATAACTATGAGGCGAATGTCCCACCGCATCCTGCCTCAACCATAACAAATTTACAAACTAAAGAAAGGAAGTAACGCTTATGCAAGTGATTACTAAAGCTACACCGTCATCACCTAAGGTGATGATATACGGTACTAGCGGAGTTGGGAAAAGTACACTAGCGAGCCAGTTCCCTTCTCCTCTATTCTTAGACCTAGAGGGAGGGCTGAACTATATGGATGTCGCTAGGACCCCATTACTTGATAGTGCCGACAAATTTTATGCGGCCGTGTTGTCACTACTAAAAGAACAGCCAAAGGAATACAAGACGATAGTTATTGACTCCCTCGACTGGATGGTTAGAAAAATCTCAGAGAAGATCGCCGGCGTTGGCTACGATAAAGAGGGGAACAAAACGGCCTCTCTACAAGAGCTGGAGAAAACCCTCAACAATAACTTGATGGATGCCAATGGTGGGTATGGCAAGGCTAAGGAGGTCCTCGAGAACCACATCCGTTCGAAGCTTATCCCGTTGTTGGCCAAGCTAAACCAATTAGGGTATGGTATTGTGCTCATCGCACACGCCTACACTACTACCATCCTAGATGACGATGGGACTGGGATGGAGAAGGTCTTACCGAAGATTGACCCACCAACGATTGGCAAGAAGCCGATAGCGGAGCCAGCATTCGTGGAATGGGTAGACAACCTATTCTTCTTAAAGAAGGTCGGTAGTGACCGCATTCTTCAAGTGGAAGCAGATAGTTATGCAAAAGCTAAGAACCGACTAGGCTTGTCGGGTGAGTATAACTTAGCCGAGCATGATATTTGTGAACTATTAAAATTAACGAAAGGAGATAAATAACAATGACTAACTGGGAAGATTTAGATAAAGAAATGGGTGGAAACTTCAAAGACTTTGCAAATGATGGAGTACATAAAGTAAAATGTAATGGCGTCGAGATTAAAGAAGTGGGGACCAACGGTGCCGTAGTTATGAAATTCGGGTTTGAGGAAACTGACAATGTCCAGTACCCGACTGCTGACCACTGGCTAACTTTCAAGGAAGGTAAAGATAACTGGCGTAAATATCATAGCCGAAACCTTATGATGGTGCTTGGTGCAACTAAGGACGCAGCACAGAAGGCAGTCGATATGTGCGAAGGTAAGTCCGGCAAGGACGCAATCGTCAAAGCCTATGAGCAAACCTTTGGTAAACTCGTATCTAAGAAACCAGAGGTGGAGATTGAGGTCTATACTGAACGCAATCAGAGCAACGGTAAAGACTATGCTCGTGCTGAATTTACTGACCGCAGTGTCAACATGAATAACGGCAACAAGAAAGAAGACAAAGCCCTAGCAGAGGAGAGTCCGTTAGAGGGCGCAGAAGAAATCGACTTAGGCGACTTGCCATTTTAATGTGATAGATAATAACAAAATAACAACTTTAACAGGGATAGGCCGTGACAAAATGCTACGGCCTATTTGACAAAGGAGATAAATATGGAGACAAGAGAAGAAGTTCTAAATGAGCTGGAAGAATTACTCCCGTGGTCTTGCGAAGAGCGTGGAGGCATCTATACGATAGACCAATTAAGAGCATATATAGAGGGGTCAGAGTATGAAGGCGAGCCTATAGATGCAGACAGTTTTCTCGAGAATACAATGGGGTGGGGGTACTGTAGCAAGTGCAGACAACTATTGGACGGTGGCTATACTAATTTGGACAGCGAAGAGGATTACAAATGGCTCGAAGATAACGGTGACCCAAAAGGCGCCGAGCGAATGAGAGCTTACAAAAAAGCTCACCCAAGTTGTAAATATTTATGTTGGGGTTGTCTTGAAGCATACGAAGAAGCTGAAGATGTGCGACAAAAAATCTTTGGCGAAGTGAGTATCTATAATTTGGATGATACTGGGTTGGAGCGTCTTCTGAACAGGTGCAATGCAAAAATCACAGCCATTAAAGACTGCATAAAAGAAGTCGACGGGTTAATGACTAGAAGGAAAATACGAGAAAGACAAAAACAATCGAGAAAAGAATGGAAAAAAATACAGGAGGAGGATGATGAAGATGATTTGGAGTTGTGAAATAAATTACAGTGGTTGGGAAGATGACATTCACCATCACCATTTCTTTATTGAAGATGACACCAAACCCTCTGAGCGAGCAGTAGTGGATTGCTATAACGCTAATTACTACTATGACCCAGATAATCTAAAAGCTACTGAACATATTGAGCCGTTAGAAGATGACGAGGATTTTAACTGGCAGGCAGTAGGAGCCAGTGGGTATAGCTATGACAATGTCAAGATAATTATCAAGCCGTTGAAAGTCTATATCACTAAAAGTGGAGAGATTAGATGGGGCTGATTGTCGAGACGAGTTTTTAGAATTAAATCAAATGGAGGAAGAATGAGTAGAGAAATTAAGTTTCGTACTTGGATCAAAGACGAGAAAAAATATATACCAAATTTCGTAGAAGATAACGATGCTGGTGATGGATATGGCCCACTAGAATATGACAATTATTACCTAGCCCCTAAAACTGGAGCAATAGTAAAACACCATAATCATCGTGAGTTTGGAGACTGGATGTATACAGTAGAAGGAACGAATGCAAATAGAGAGGTAGAAATCGAGCAATACACTGGTCTTAAAGATAAGAATGGAAAAGAGATTTATGAGGGGGATATAGTAAGATATTCTTTTATCAACCCTAATCGGACATATACAGAGCCAGTTTCGTTCGGTCCAATACAGGATGGAGAAGGATACTTTCATCAAGAGTTTCTGGCATGGAGGACAACTTATGCCGATGATGGCACAGCTCATTCTAGCTTATTAGATTTAGTCGAGCCAAACTGGACCTGTGAGATTGTAGGCAACATCCACGAGAATAAGGAGCTATAGAGTGAGTCTGACTAAAGAGGCAATAGATAAGTACGACGTAGAGTTCGTGACCAAGTGGAGCCCACCCGAGGATGGGGATTTGAGGGCACTCATTGCTATGCCGAATATCCCCAAGCCTTGTCACGGGTTGGCTCCTCGTACACTGCTCGGGGCTCAGACCTGGAACCATATGAGGAGAAGAGCGTATGCTATGGCCAACGATACTTGCGAGATATGTGGGGAGAAACCAGAGAACTTGAGACGCAGGCACGGGCATGAGGTGTACGAGATAGACTACGAGAAGGGCACGGTAAAGTTCGTGCGTGTCTTCTGTATTTGTAGCCTATGCCACTTGGGTGGGATACACACGGGCCGGGCTATCACTCTCTTTAAGCAAGGGAACCCACTCTACCCGAAAGAGTTCCTGCTAGAGGGGGCAGAGCATGCCTTCCAAATCATAACAGAATATAACAAGGACCACCCCGACGCTCCCATTAGGGCCTATAGGACTTACCTGGATTATCTCAAGTCTGACGACCTGAGAGAGGATATGGAGAAGCTGATAGAAAAATACGACATGAAGTTCTACGCAGCCGACCCAGAGAAGATTGCCGATTGGAAGGATTGGGAACTCATTATCGGGAGAAACCATTACCCTACACCATACGAAGATGAGAAGGCATGGAAAGAAGCCATGAAGAAGCAGGGGGAAAAGGACACTGATCGTATTCTTCAAAGGAGAATGGACGAGATATTCTCTGGAGAACTATATGATGAACTAAATAAAATATTACAAGGAGGTACAAATGAATCAACAACAAGTAACGATAGAGGAAGTGTCGACTCTCTATAATATCGACAACA